ACTGTTCTGGAAGAGTTCCTGAAGCTGTCCGGCATCGCTGCAATCAAAGAAGACGCGCAACTGTCAGGCAACGAAATCCTGATTGTTCCGCTGACCGCAGGCGTGATTGCTCCAATTGTTGGCCAGGCCATCGGCACTGTTGCCGACCCGCGCCAGCACTACAACAGCGATTACATCTGGCGTACATGGGGTGCCATGGGCCTGATGGTTAAGCAGGACATCAACAACAAATACTCAGTCATCCACGCTTCGAGCTAAGGAACAAACATGGCACTCGTAAAGGTATTGGTAGCAAACCTCTTTGCCGGTGCCAGCTTCCAGAAACTGGAGGCTGGTCAGGTTTATGACGTGGATGATTCGGTTGCTGAAAAGTGGATTGCCAGCGGTAAGGCGGAGAAAACCAACGAGAAGAAAGGCGAGAAGCTGACCTTCGAAGTGGCAACCCCATCGGCGCCGGTTAGCACGGATACATCTGTGTTGCAGTCGAAATTGAATGACGCGCTGGAGCAGCTGAAGACCGCTCAAGATGCAGCTGAAGCGAAAGACAAAGAGCATGACGACGCGCTGGAGCAGCTGAAATCTGCTCACGCCACTGAGCTTGCTGCAGCAAACGATCGTGCAGATAAAGCAGAGGCAGCGCTGACAGCTGCAACCAAAAAGGACAGGTAATCATGGCAGTGCAGATAACGGCAGCGCAGGTTAAACAGCAGTTATCTGCGCTGGGTTACACCATCCCGGATTTCATGATTGATGCCTACCTCTGCAAGCTGGGCAGTATAAGCATGTGCCTGGAGGCGGCTGGCTACGATGAATGCGACATGACACTGATTCAGGTGTACGCCGTCACCCTTATGGCTATCACCGCCTTTAGTCAGCGCATCAAATCACAGTCAGCGCCTTCAGGGGCGTCCCGAACGTTTGATTACAGCGGCGATGTGAAGACGATGCGAAATACGCTGGCTGCGCTGGACACATCAGGATGCACCGCGCTGCTGCCGATTGACGTTGGCACAAGCGTAGGCTTCTTCGATGTGATTGGTGGCTGCTGATGGACTGGCAACCGGCATCACAACCGCCCAAGCCATTCGAGCGAGTGTGGATAATGACATCAAGCGGCCGGCAGACGACCGGCTACGTGAACAGCAGCGGCGAGTGGGTGATTAACTGCCCGAGAATTGCTGCTGATAAGCCCGCAGTGACCAGCTGGAGGAAATGACATGTCATCTTTGGCTAACTGGTCATACACAGCTCAGGCGACGATTTGGAAGCGCTCAGGCGCAAGCAATGACTACGGCGACCCGATGTTCGAAGCTCCGCTGGTGATTGCCTGTGATTATCAGGGTGGGCTTTCAAAGCGTCTTGGCGACATCGGCGCCGAGAAGGTAGTTAAGAACACCGTGTGGACAGAGTATGCGCTGGCTGACACCGGCGATTACCTGCTTATAGGTGTGTCTAACAACCCCGACCCAATTGCGGCAGGCGCCGATGAGGTTATGCAGGCTATCCGTTACGCCGATACCTTTGATCGCACGGCGGATGATTATGCAATAATTACTGGCGTGTGATGCTAATCAAGAGGTAGTTATGTCTGACTATTTTTCGCTAGCTATTGCTATTGCCACTCTGACTCTTGGGCTTGCTGCAATTACCATATCCTCAAGGGGTATATGGGAGATGTGGCATTGGCTGCGGGAGAAAAAGAAAAACTAAGGTCGCGAAAGCGGCCTTTTTTACGTCTGGAGAAAAGCATGGGCGTGAAAGTCAAAGGCATCAAACAGGTCACGCGCAACGTTAACCGCGCTATCGATAACATTCAGGACCGGCGTGTTGTTCGTGCTCTTACAGTGGCAATGCTCATTGGTGGTACGCGTGCGGCACTTTATACCGCCATCGACACCTCTTTTCTGATTAACAGTCAGTTCCGGGAAATCATCGTAAATGGTACGCGTATAACCGGACGCGTGGGCTATACAGCCAGCTATGCAGCGTATGTGCATGACCCAGCTAACCCGCAGAGATTCCGTCGTGCAACTGCCAAGAAAGAATTTCTGACGCTCGGGTTTGAGGATGAGCGATCGCTGATTGATAGCTCAGTCCATAAGGAGATGTCATTTTGAATCCTCCAATGCATACGCGCGTTCGCAATCACTTTGTTGATGCCGGGCTTACCGTTGGATTTACCACGCAGTTGCTGGTCTGGAATGACAGCGGCAAATTGACCGACTCATTCATGGTGTTCAGGCCAAATGGCGGCTCACCAATCCGAGATGAATTGGGCGCCGAATATTACGTGATGGTTGACGTGATTGGAGCGAAGGGCGCCAACGGCGCAGTCGATGAGCGCGTTCAGCAGATTATCAGCAGCATTCAGAGCAACTCCATTTCAGACAGTTGTATCGGCTACATCGAAAACTTCGGCGGAATACCCGCGCCAGTTCTCACCACCGAAGGCCGCCTGGTCTATCGGCTTCAGTTTGCAATCAAGTACGGCGAATAGCCGATAACACCATGAATG